TATCAAATATTTAATTCCTTTTATCATTTCAAAAGGATTATCTTGAAACTTGCCAAATGCAGTATTGTGTTCTGAACATAACCAACCTCTAAATTCTTTAGTTTTATGATCTATGTCCATTTGAATTTTTTTTCCATACTTAGGTGGCTTATCACATATTTGACAATTGCTTGGTCTATCAGAATGAATTTTATATAGTTTTAAATGAATTTTAACATTTTCATTTGAACATTTTCTACATATGTTCCTTAGTATTTTTCTTCCAAATTTATCTATTTTAGATTGAGGAGCAAATTCAACTTGATTTTTCCATTCATCACATACAATGCAATGATGGATCATATCAGGATGACCTATGATTACGTGTCCGTCTCTTTCAAAAACAGTTAATAAATGTTGTTGAGGAACATTTGATTCAATATATTTTAAATTTTTTATTTTATTTCCTCTAGGTGCCGCCATTATTCCCAACTCGCTTTCTTGTCATCACGTTGATTTTTAAACCAATTGTAAAATTTTTTATCATTGAACCAATATGCAATTTGATCCGGTGGTACTTGATCCGTTCGGATACAATCATATAAATTTTCGTATTCAGATTTTTTTATGTTAGGTTTTTTTGGCATTATATTACTCCTATTTCTCTCATTCGTTTCATAGATTCATCTAAAGATTTGTTCATACCTTTTTTTAAAATTTTTAAATAACTTCCATCAAACATTACAAAATCTGCATCACGACCCATATGATATAATTTATAATTAATTTGATCTTTAAAATGATAAAACGTACACCAATTAAAGGGGTTACTTAAAAATTCTTGTAATTTTTTTTCTTCAAATGTAATGTGTTCTACAATTGGAAACTTAGGTATGATGTGTAAAGTATTTTCATCATTCCAAACAATGTATCTATGATGATTATATCCTCTCCACGGAACATCTTTTCCACCATCTACATCTTTAGTTAATTCACATAAGGCAGATGGAGTTTCAATGTATCCTTCTTTAGCTACACGTGAGATTTCATTTAAACAATGAGTTGGATTCCATAAATCTTCAATGACGTGTCTGCAATAAACAAAATCAAACTCTTTATCTGCATACGGTAATCTATCACTAGATACATCTGCAACAGAATAGTTTTTTAATCTTGAACTCTCTTCTTGTGTCCAACCACAAAAATGAGTGGCTCTTTCAAATGGATCAAATCCAGGACCTATTTCTAAAACTTTAGCACCTTCTTTAATTTGTTTTTTTATGTAATCTAAATTTTGTTTTATCGGTGAATGAAATTTATTTTTTAGTGCCATTCGACTTCCTCATATTCACCACTTATCACAGTGTGGGTAAAGTTAAATAATTTTTCTTCTGCAGGTGAAAGTCTACCTCTTTCACCCAGGAACATAATTTTAGCTTGTAGCTCTTCGTGTATTTCAAAAGCTTCATCAAATGTAAGTTGAAGCCAGAAAGGTTTATTGTTAGTAGTTTCTGATCTTGACATTATTTACTCTATTAGTTTTATCTCTTTTTCTATTTTTCCAACGACAATCAATTGTCATTACTTCATCATTTGGTCCATAACATATTTTAATTAAATGTCCTTGGGCCGTATCGCTTATCCAATATCTTTTATAATCATTTAATATGATGGGTTCTTTTTTTGTTGCTGCGTGATATCCTGCATCTTGTTGATCTGCCATATCTGCTGCAAAATCTTCAAGATCTCTTATGTCTGATGCTCTTATTTCTAGTGCCATATTATTTTACCCTTTCTAATAGTATTTTATTTTCACCTATTTCTTTTGTTTTAAAATTAAAAAATGTTAACGCATATGCAACGGCATCCATATTAAATTTTTTATGATCATCGAATACATATCTAGTATGTGGTGCAGATCTATTTGCAAACCATACTGCTTCAGTTATTACATCTTTAGTCATATGTGGTCCGTCAAAATGTACAAATGAAAATATTGAGTTTCTGTGCTCAGTATCATTCATAAATTTAGTATCGGTCATATTACAAAAAGTAAATTTACCTGCATTTCTATATTCTTTAAAATCATTTAACATTGTATCTCTCATTTCATCTGTATAGTCGCAAGTATACTTACCAGTGCTATCATAATGTTGATAAGAAAGATTCCCATAAGGATCGACACCAACGTGAATATAATTATTGACAACATTGTCCATAATAATTTTTGAAGCCAAACCTTCTCTGATACCGATTTCACAAGATTTATAACCTTGACAATCAAAATCTTTAGTCCATTTATTAAGTAAATCATATTCAATGCTATCGCCTCTAATCATTTTTTATTTCTCCTTGTGAATCACACTGTGGACATTGGTGTACTATTATCTTTTTGTTCTCCACTGACTCCTGAACCTTTATAAACCCATTTCCAAGACATCGAGGACATATTGTTTTCTTTTCTTTTTTCTGCATATTTTTTCTCCATTTTATTTAATGCTTTCATTACTTTATTTCTTACTGCTACTGGACTATACCTTGAATATTCACATATTAATTCAAAGTCTTCTCCATAAAACCATAATTCTTCGTGGCATTGTTTTTTATTTTTAAACTTAAATTGTACTTCTTTCTTTTTAAGAAGATCAATTACAGCTGTTAATAAAACGTTACGCCAAAGAGTTCTTATGGGGTCTCGTTTTTCTTCTTCAATGGTTTGAAGTTTTGGATAGTTTGCCATTTAATTTTCTCGCTTTTTCATTAATTAATATGTCTAAAGCTTTTGCTCTTGAAACTGATACTTCAGGAACAATTATCTTTCTTATCTTATCCAATTTGTTGCAACTATCGTGTGAAAGTGCAACTGATTTATATTTACTTATATCTGTCATTAGTATATCCTTTATTTTTTTATTATAATAAATATAGGATAATTCTATCAAAATACAAGATATAAGTCAATGAAATTTTTATTAACAATACAAATATGTTCTGCGCTAATGCAACAGTGTTCTCCACCAACAGAAATGGGTCTTTATAACTCACATTATGATTGTGCAACTGCAGGTTTTATTAGAGGTATGGGTGTTATTAGAGAATTTGGTAAAGAATATACTAATGAGAATCGTATGTTGATGAATTTTGCTTGCACTCCTCTAGAGGGTGTTTAATAGTTTTTATTAATTTAAACCATTGATCCCTGATGCCTGGATCTCGACTCTGTTCCCATTGTCGGGCTAATTCATCTGCCTTGTCCGTTATACTTTTTAACTCTACGTTTTTCATTTTTATTCATCCTTTTTTTATGTCGTCCTGGACGTTTTTTTGGTGTTTCTTTATAAAAACTTACTTGTCCAATTGCTGATTTCTTAGCCATTTTGTATCACTTTCATTTAGTCTTAAATATTTTATTGAACCGTTCACGTATTGTTTAGTATCTTCACCACAATTTGTGCATCTGTAGTAATCAGTTACGATTGCAACTAAGATTGCATCTTCATCACAGTTTGGGCATATGCCAGATACTGTATCTATATGTCCTAATTTAATTGTTTTTACCACGGTTTGTATTTTACCTTACCATCTTCTCTATAAGCAATCAATGATTGCTTACGATTTAAATCTGATGAATAACTGCAATGGACCCACCCTGATGATGGTTCTCCTTCCTTGTAGAACTCAAGAATAATCTGGTCCCAAATAAGGTTATCTCTAATCCATTGTGCTAATTCTTTATTATCTACTCCTGGTATTTCAAAGTCAGCTGCTGCTGAATTATTATCTGCGCAATGTTGACTGTTAATACTAGAACCTATTTCAATATTTAATTCTGCACAACGAAATCCGCTACGAATGATTAAAGGTTTGTCAAACTCACTGCGTACTGGTTGTAAAATATTTACAGCTAGTGCTTTTAAATTGTCTATTTGTTTTGGAGAAGGATTATTATTAATGCCTTTCCTCTCCGCTATATCGGACTTAGTCATTTCGTCCAAAGTTATATTTGCAGTTAATTTCATTTTTATAAAATTTGTTCAAACGGATTTAATTTTATAAGTTTTTCTGGACACTTACAACGATTAAAAATCCTACAAATCTTACACCAAATTCTAGTCATATTATTTTTTGTGGCCAAAATATATTAATAACGCAATAATTACAATAGCTAGTGCTAACATTATTTCATAATTAATTTTTTGATTGTAATACTACCATCAAAATTAATATCTATTTCTGCATCTGTTTCTATGCATTGGATGCTTTTATTAGTCATACTCATATTACGAGTAATTAATCTTTTATGTTTTAAACAATCAGATATAGAGTCTTGAATTCTGTGTTCTACTAATTTGTCATTAACAAAAAATAACAATGCTACTACTGTTTCGATCATTTTTTTCTCCAATATTCAGTTATTTGTTTCCACTCACATTCAAAATCTTCACAGGTATAATCGTACTCTTGGAGGGTCCCTGCGTTAATGCCCGTTTCCATTTCCATTGCTAAATTGAATATCTCTTGTTGCGTCTTTAAGCTTTTCAACATCTTTTTTAAGTTTTTCAATTTCCTTTTCGGCCTGCATAAGCATAACTTTAACGTGCAGGTTTTCTTCTAATATCTTTTGTTGTTTTTCAGTATCTTCGGCCAAGGCTTCTAACAAAAAGAATTGTTCTTTGTCAACAGGTACCTGATCTGCTTTTTTTAGTAAATCTGCTTCCATTAACTGAAGTCTTGTCTCTAATGTATTAAGTGTATTAGTTAAACCAATATACATATATACAGCAAAACCTGCTGCAGCTATCAGTGAACCAATAGTTTTAATATCTGTTTTTACAGATGTATCTTCAGTTATCTTGGACATTAGTAGAAATCTTTAAATACCCAATCTACAAATTTTTTCCATAATTTTTTAATCATTGGTCTCTCCTTATTAATTTGTTTTAACAAATCTTCTTCGTTGTGACAACAATTTTTACATTTACAATAATCTTCACAAGAAGAATCACTCACATAATATCCTTGTCCTTTACAATGACATTTGTGATTACATTTTTTACATATTCTTTTCATTTTCATTTACCTCATAAAACATTTTATCAGAATCTTCAGTTACCCAATCTCTTCCTTCTACATCCCAAACACTAGATTGTACCTTATAGTCTGGCCATTCATTGCTTGTTGTGTAATTATTTATATGCCAAATGATTCTGTTATTTGGCTGGGCAGCATAATTTCCATTATCTAATGCAATTATGTGTGCGCATTTGTGCTCTTGCGGAATTTCAGAATGTTCCGTATTTAGTATATTAGTCTCTGGGTGAGCCCAGTCAATAGTAAATAAATATTGACCAGTGTAAAATTTTTTATCTTTTCCGAGATATTTACCTTCTACACCAGCTAAAAAATCAAAAGTATGAACGCTAGGCCAATAACTAAAGCAATTCCATAATTGAAGCTCGTCGACGCGCATATTCGGAACTTGGCTTCTTGAAAAATTTTTTTGAAAAAACGCAGAAATCGGTAATCTATAGTAGACAGCGCCATTCGGTAACATAATGTGAAATAATAACGCACGGCCTGAAATAGAAGCAACACCGAAGATAATACATTCTTCACTTTCATCTTGATGTTTTTTAAGATCATAAAGATATTCCTTCCTTACATTGCAATAGATCGGTGGTACGTTTGCATTTAAATAAGCCATAATTCCTCATCATTTTATTTCTCCCCAGTTAGGGCCAGATTCATAATCTACTTTGTTTGGAACTTCTAGATCTACTGCTTGTTCCATTATTTCTTTTATTATACCAGCTTGTTTATCTGATTCAATTGAAAAATCTAATTCATCGTGAATTTGTATATGTGCTAAATATCCTTCTTTATACAAATCAACCATAGCTTTTTTAGTCATATCTGCAGCTGAACCTTGAATTAATTTGTTTAATGCTTTGTAAGTAAACGCTCTTCTATGACCATTATTATACCAATAATTTTTTTTAGGTTTACCTTCACTATCTTTAATAATATTTCCATCTTCATCTTTTAAATGTGGTCCCATATTTTTTAATTCTAACATTGTTTCGTGATCTTCTGCAGGAACAAAAGTACCCCATTCTGAACCTCTCAATATTGGTTCATACTTTGGAAATCTACATCTTCTACCTAATAATGTTTTTATCCTACCTTTGTTTTGAGCAACTGACATTACACCATTCATTAATTGTTTAACAAATGGAACTCTGCTGTGATAAATATCAAATAATTCATTTGCTTTTTCTTTTGAAACATTTAATTCATTTTGTAATTTAGCTTTACCCATACCATAAAATAAACCTAAGTTAATTGTTTTAGCTTCTTTTCTATCTATTTGTGCCATATCAGCTACTATTTGATGAAAGTCTGTTGATGGATCGTTTTCATAAGAAGTAGCTATTGCTTTAGCTGTTTCATAATTAAATCTTAATGCATAGTGTGCAACTAATCTTGGTTCTTGTTGTGAATAATCAAATGTTCCCCATTTACAATTTTCTTCTGGTATAAATAAACTTCTAATTAAAGGACCTGTATCTGGATCTCTTGCAGGTATTTGCTGTAAGTTTGGATTATGATAACTAAATCTTCCTGTAACTGTTCCTCCTTCATCAGATCTTATTTGATTAATATCTGCGTGGATTCTACCTTTGTATTCGTGATCTAATATAGTATCAATAAATGTCGTACTAACCTTGTTTATTTTTCTTGCTTCTGCTATCATACGAACTATCGGATCAGTATGATTAGAAATAAAATTTTTAGTAAATGATGGCGCATTTGATTTCTCAGTTGTTGCATAAGGTAAATTTAATTTATCAAAAACTTGTGCAATACTTCTTGCAGCCCATATCTGAGGTTCTATTCCTGTTGCTTTTTTCACTTGGAATAATAATTCTTCTTCTTTTTTGGTTAATTCTTTTTTTAATTGATTTGCTTTTTCAACATCTACCCGGACGCCTAGGAACCTCATATCGACTAGACAAGGAAAAAGATCAGTTTCAAGATTAAATATATTTTCTAAATCATCTTCAATTATTATTTTTTCTAAATGATGCCAAAGTTCTAATGTTAGTGCTGCATCTTCTTCTGCATATGCACCAACTTCACTTGCAGGTAACTTCCACATATCAGCTTTAGGATCTAATCCTCTTTCTTTAGCTGCTTTGTTAAGTAAAGTTTCATTTTTACCTTTATTTAAATAAACCCAAGACAATGCATTTAAAGTATAATTAAATCTATTTTCATCAATCAAGGATGCTGCAATCATTGTATCTATTATTCTACCATTTATTTTTATACCCATAGACTTAATCCAACATACGTCATACATTGCGTTATGAAATATTTTTGTAGCAGGTGATTCACAAATATCTTTAAACCAATTTAAAACTTTATCTCTGTCCATATTTGGACCTTCACCGTGAGCTATTGGAAAATAATTTTTATATCCATCTACAGCTACTGCTATTCCTACCACTTCACCATTACCTTTAATGGACCCTGAACCCAGACTCTTTAAATCTGGATCTCTTGTTTCTAAGTCTATTGCTATTTCTTCTGCGTTTCTTAAATCAGGATATTCTGTAGGTGCTACCCACTCTGTAGTTGGCATTAACATTATTTTTTATTCCTCATATCTTTTATTTTTTTAATTTCTAATTCACAATAATGAATTATCTTTTCTAAATCTTCTATTCCATTTTTATTTTGGTACCTACAAACGTACTTCACAACGTTCCCCTGAAAGAAGCTGAGATTATTTTTAGATATAAATTCATACGGTTGTATGTGAAACGATTTATAGTGACTCCCGCCTATTTGTTTTTCTTGAGGAAAAACACTTTTAAATATAGATTTGTCTGTCATTACTTTAATACCTCCATTATATTAATTATGAAATAAGTCAATGTTACTATTATAAATATATCGCTAGTTAGTATTTTCATTTTTATCCTTTTGTTAAGTGGTAGTCATTGATTTGACTGAGTATGAATGAAACAGGGATTCGAGAAGTCAAACCAACTTCGCTAACCAGGCTCGATGCTACCACACACCGTTTAGGAAAGTTCTCTATCCCATTCTGTTTATACATAGTGTATAATTTTTTAAAACTTGTATTCATTTTTTTTATTCTTAGCTTTTAATTTATATAGATCATCTCTTGCACGAGTTGATCCAACGTACCAAACTCTATGTTCTTCATCATTCTTATCGTCACTTTTTTTCGATGATTTCTTAACTGTTCTACCTAAATCTAAACAAAGTATAACATTATCTTCTTCTCCACCTTTTGCTGCGTGTATTGTGGATACCCATATCCTAGCTGGTTTGTCTAGGTCTTCACCATTTTCCAACATATTTTTTATATACTGTCTGTCTGTTAATTTTGATTCTTCAAATGCATCAACCCATTCTACTTCGTTATTCCATTTATCTATTGGTAAACCGGTAAATTCATTTATATCTTTTATTTCTTTTTCATCTAATTGTATTCCTCTACACCAAGAATTGTAGTTAATTGATGAATTATATAACCTAACTTGAAAACTCTTGCCTTTATTGGTTTGATAGTATAGATTTCTTTTCCTTAATTCTTTAGTCATTTCAACTAATCTATGTATGGTCCTGGTTAAAATTAACCATTTACCTTTGGTTAAGTCTACTTGATCTAAATTATTTATTCTTTCTGATTTGCCTTCAAAGTCTCTTGGATAATATAATTTTTCTTTTCTTAGTCCTCTAATTTTTTCTAATGGTAATTGTGATTGCTCTTGTACGGCTTTTGATATTCTTTTTGAATATTTTAATACTCTTTCTTTTCCAGGTTCTTGAATAAATCTATTTACATCTGCGCCTGCCCAGGCAAATATAGCTTGGTCATCATCACCAGCTAAATAAATATCATCTGAATATTCTTTTAATTTATCATATAATTTCCATTGTAATGGAGATAAGTCTTGAGCTTCATCTATGAATATAGCTTTAAATCTAGGTAAATCTTGTTTTTGTAAAAGTCTTTCAATCATATCATTAAAATCTAGTTTACCTGTAATTCTTTTATATTCTTTTAAATTTTTATCTAAGTTATTTAAAATAAACCATTTAACTTCTTTTCTATTATGTTCATTCCTGTCGTATTCTTCTCTAACTGTAGTACATCTATTGATTGCTCTACCAATCATTTTAAAATATGGACTTTCAATATTTAAATAAAATATTTCTTCTTTATTAAATTTATCATAATACTTAACTTTTATATTTAGTTCTTTACCTATACTTATATAATCTTCTGGTTGCATAACCATAGTGTCATTTAAATCTAATTGTTGAAATGCAAATGAATGAATAGTTCTAAAGTAAACAAGTTTATCTTCTTCTGCTGGCATTCTTTTTTTAGAAATTTCTGCTGCCTTTTTTGTAAAAGCAAAATAACCTATTTGATGTAAAGGTGTTCCAATTCTTATGTAAGCCTTGGCTCTACTAATTAATTTATGAGTTTTACCTGTTCCTGGTGGACCAAAATATTTATATATCATTTCTATCCTTATAGTCTTTTTTAAAATGACACATCCATAGCCAATTCCAAAAAGAACCTTGCCATCTACCAAATCTATTCAACCAAGATTTATCTTCCATATTTTCTATTTCTTCTATTTCGTGTTGAATCTGAAGTTTTTTTCTTTCTTCTTTTGGTAACGACATAAATATTCTGTATGCTTTTCTATTATTTATCATATTAAATTATCTCCTCTTCTTGTTTAAATTTTGCTATTTCTATAACGTCTTCATCATCTTGATCTTTCTCAAACAAATATAATGGTATGACTGCACATCCACTTACACCTGGATATGATTTACCTGTTTTTTTATCTTTGCCTGGAAATCTTTTTTTCTTATCAAATTGTGGTTTTGGTAAATTTGCATCTTCTTTTTCAAACATTTTTTCAATCATATAAGAAGTTCTTGATGAATCTTTTTTCCATTCATTATCTTTTAAATCATTATAAAATTCGTCATAAACAAAATATGCATAGGTATCGTCTTTTAGTACGTTTCCACTTTTAAAAGAATTGTAACTAGTAGCTTGAGTGCTATGAATATAATGTTTTAAATGTTTCTTTAATATTTCAATTGGTGTGGTTCCTGGAGCCGGTTGCACTGTATCTTGAGTTGCTAATAAATTTTTTATGATCTCATAAAAATCCATAGATTTTATTGGAGGAGGAAGTTCATCAGCTTGTGCCATAATCAAACCTCTTAATTCTTGTTGATCTTTTATTTCATTTTTATTTCTAGCGTGCACAGAAACAGTTTCACCATCATCTCTTTCAACATCAAAATAATATTCTGGATCAGGTTTAAAATCTATTTTGACTAAATTAGTAAGTCTTGGCCAAGTAATTTTTTTATCAGATAATATTCCAAAACTTCTTTTTATACATTCCGATTTAATACACACTGGTGCTAATAATTGATCGTGACAAGTATGTCCCTTAGTATCTTTCTCCCAATTCTTAATTTTCTTTTTGATGTAGTCATCTGTCCAAGTTTGATCAAACTCAAAATAATTTCTACCAGCTTGTAATACTTTATTTTTCCAACCATCAGGATATTTCTTTTTAGCAAAGACCATATAGTTATATAAAAATCTATCTCTACCATCAGTCATTTTATTTTTACTTAATATTTCTAAACAAGGTGGACCATCTTTAAATTCATCTGCACCTCCAGTTAATTCATTTCTAATTATTGAGTTAGACATTTCTTTTAATTTTTTTGAATCAACCTGATTTAATTCAACACATTTTAAAAATAAATCTAAACTCATTTCTTTACCTGAAGGATCTAATGCAACTCTTTCTGAACCATTGAAGTATGGAAGATTTATAAAATTACCATTTATCTTGTCTCCTTCTATGTTGCTTCCTAGTTTAGTTTGTTTTGGAAATATTTCTGTAGTAATTGGTAGATTAAATAAAAATAATATTTCTTCTAAAAAATCTTTTATCTCTCTTGCTTTTACAAATTCTTTCATAAAAACATATAAATGAAGTCCATTACTTTTTGATTTAATTGGTATTAGAGGTAATTGTTTTTCTTGAATTACTTTTAAATAAAATTCTATATCTAAATCTTTATATACTTTTGGATCAATATCTATTGCACCAAATCTTGCATAACCATTGTCATCACAAGGTTGTATACCTATTGATTTTTTTCCATTTAAATGAAGTTTGTAATCTTCATCAGTGATTGATTTTCCTGACCAACCATAATCACCTGAATGAAATTTTATTTT